TGTGGTAAACGCGCCTGTTCGTCATCGCGATGACAGTCTCGTCATCATCAGACATCGACTTGCCCTCCGTCGATCCCGGCCTCTTGGATGCGGCGCCAGTGCCTCCGCACGGTATAGCCGCTTACTCCGGCGACGTCGCCGACATCGGGCTGGGAGCGTTTGGCCTCCCATTGGGCAGCGACGAACGCCTCGTAGACACATCCCGCAGCGACCCCCGACGGTCCGGCCCCGTTGGCAGTCAACCCCGCCTCGTCGGCCGCGGCGGCTACCTCTCGGGCTACCGTCTCGGTTCGAGCCTCACCATCGAGATCGTTTACATACCGCGTGACATACATCCGCGGCGAAGCGAGCGGGAGTGCGACGCCGATCTCCTCGCGGAGTCGGTCGATCGTATCGAACAGCCGCCGCTCGGTGATGCTCAACTGCTCGACGACCGCGTCGACACCGATCCCGACCTGCCCGATCCGCGCGCTTGCGTAGATGCACGCTGCAATCGCTTCGTCAAGCGAGTGGCCACGATGTGAGATCTGGTTGTGCCATTTTTTGAACATCACGCAAGCGTTGTCAGATATCGGCTGGGGGAGTTCGAGCCGGCCGGCGACGGCCTTGATATCGGAGAGACACTTCGCCTGATCCAGCGGCTTTCGAGTCGAGTTATGTTTGCTTAATCGCTTCGCACGGAGGAGTCGGCGATGTGTCTCGCTGCTGGCCGATGAGCGCTCAAAGCCGATCCGCGTCGAAAACCCGTTATCGTGTCGAGTCCGGTCGACGGCTGTCCCGGCTCTCGCCCGCTCGCCGGTGTCGTCGCAGCGCCACTCGGCCCCGCGGTCGATGGCGTCCTCGTCGGCGACCAGGCCGCAGTCATCGCAGACGGTCTCGGTACCGTCGTCGAGGAGCTGGCCGCCGCACTCCTCACACGTCTGTGTGTCGTCGGTGCGGGTCTGTGCGTCGCGATGCGACACACGCATAGACTCACTCATCGCTCATCACGCTCCCGAACCACGTCGCCGTCGAGCGTGGTCTGCCCCTCGATGCCACTGCCGTCGACCGACTGCTGTCGGATCTTGTAGTCTGACATAGTCGGTCACTCCGATTTGATCCGCGGCGCGAGCATGTTCACGACCTCAACGTGGCCGTTGTTTCGAGAGTAGCGCAGTTTGACTGGCATCTCGGAGCCGAGCAGCAGCGACACCTCGGCGTCGGTGTCCATCGCGCGGCTCATGTCTTTGAGGTAGTCCAGCGAGAACAGCGACTCGGCGGCCTCGTCGACGCTGCCCGCCAGGAGATCGTCGTTGGTGAAGGTCAGGTCGACGTCGTCGGTGTCGCCCTCGGCCTCCATATGGAACGCCTCGCCGTCCTTGTCGGCGCGGAGCGTGATGCGGTCCGAACACAGATCGGCGGCCGTAATCCCGTAGTCGATGTCGTCGCCGGTCAGCACCAGCCGCGCGGGCAGCTCCAACTCAGGGATGTCGGGCTCTTGGCGGATCGAATCGGGATCGATCAACGCCAGCGTGTACGACAGGCCGCTGATGTGGATGTCGAGCTTGCGGGTCTGTTCGTTGAGGTCGAGCGAGACAAGATCGCCCGAGTCGCCCATCGACAGCACGTCTTCGAGTCGGTCGAGACTGACGCCGATGACGCCGCCGTCGGCCTCGTATGCCTCGAACCCGCTGGTGGTGAGATGCATGTCCACCATGCCGACGTAGGCGTGGTCGACCGCGCGGATCGACAGGCCATCCTCGTTGAGTCGGATCTTGCACTCATCGACCAGCGCCGACACGGGGTCGAGGGCGTCTTGGAGTGTGTCGACCGATGCGAGAGCGCTGAAACTCATCGCTGACCTCCGGAATCGACGACCTCGCGGAGTTCCTCGAGCAGGTCTGGGTGGTGCTCCTCAAGCATCTCGATCTCTTCGGGCAGCTGTTCTCGAATCCGACGTCGAACTCGGGAGACCGCTTGGTAGCGCTTAGAGTCGTCGACATCAGCTGCCCCAGAGATCCGATCCTGTTCTGTGTCTGTGATAAGCCCGCGAGACTTCGCCATGCGGGCGGGTTTTGTGTTACCCATATTGGTTCCTTATATCCGGATCACCAAATAGATTAGGGATATTCGCAACGATAGGAGAATACACAACGTTACGAATATCCGCAACCTATAAGTGAGTAGCTGATAGACTATGAAGTAGGAAGCACTGGTTTGCGGTCAGAAGATGGCCGCCGGCGCTGAGACGCCGACGACCGGTGCTGTCCACTAACGACAGCATGTCCATCGACACAACCCCAACGCAAAACGGCACTGATAGCACCGACACGATCACCGACCTGCGCGACCTTCGCGTGGGCGACCGCGTCGTCTTCGGCGACCGCACGCAGCCGCTCACGGTGGCGGACCTCGGCGAGCGCGTCCACGGCACCGGCGACGACGAGATTGCGACGCCGATCGTCCGTGTCGAGGGCGACTGGGAGGGCGCGAACGCGCACGTCCTCGCACACGTCATCAAGCAGCTGGGCAACGACGGCCTCTCGGTCGAACTCGCAGAGCAGCCGAAGCTGACGGCACACCCGGCGACGGCCGTCTCCCGAGGCGACTACTCGCGCGGCGAGCGCGTCGACGTCGTCCGCGTCGAGGAGGTGACGCCCGATGAGTGAGCAGGGCGCGATCGACTCAGACTTCGACGACGCCGAGATCTCGTACGAGCAGCGCGTCGCCGACGCCCTCGAGGACGTCCGCACCGAACCGGTGCCGGGCAGCCTCGCGATCGACCTGGTGACGCGTCAGCTCCTGTTCGTTCGCTCGAAGGTGGCCGACACGCTCGGTGAGTACTACGAGCAGGAGGAGTTCGACCTCGCCACGTACGGGCCTCATCCCTGGTTACCTGTCTCGACCGACGACGGTGCGTACGAGTGCTACTACGTCAACGACCTGTCGCTCGACAGTCTCGACAAACTTGGCTCGAAGCAGTCGTACGACTTCCCCGCAGGACGGCTTGCCGTCGTCGGCGTTGAACAGGCCTGGGCGGAGGGAGGTGTCGAAGATGTCTAAGGCCGACGCGGGCGACACGGCCACGAGCCCGCGCTTCGACGAGCGAGCGGCGAAGGCGCTCACGGAGTCGATGAGCGTCCTCGACAACCGGACGTTCGGAGACCTCCGCAACGGGGAGTTCCTCGTCGTCACGCCCACCGGCACGTACCACGTCGACGCGATCGCGGAGACGTGCGACTGTCCGGACGCGCTCCACCGGGCGCCCGACGAGGGGTGTAAACACCGCCTGCGCGTGGCGATGGCGCGTGGCGAGCGGCCGATCCCGGGGTGGGTCGACGTCGAAGCGATCGACGACGGCCTCGGACAGCACCTCTCCGCGGACCCGCGTATCGCCACCGCGGACGGGCGGACGGAGGTGCTCGAGCCGTGAGTGTGGTCACACGCGCAGACGTCGTCACGGCCGGCCAGACGTGGCGGTGTGACGAGTCCCGCGCCGACCCCGACGACGTGCCCGCGCCCCACGACGTACCGCTGTGGCCGGCGCACGTCCGCTTCACCGCGGTGGTCGACCGCGTCGAGGAGGATTACGTCGAGCTCACCGTCACGCGCGGGAATAGCCACCCGCGGACGCCCGACTTCGGCGCCGAGATGGTGAGCACGGTCGAGACGCTCACGAGTGGCAATCGATGGACACTTGAATCGGATGCATCAAGCGGTCAACCAGTAGGCGACACAGAGGCGGCCGATGACTGACCACGACAACAACCACGCGAACGCCGTCGCGGCGCAGCTGCGGCTCGCCGAGGAGAACGGCACGCTGCCCGAGGACATGGACGTCGACGCCGACGAGGAAGACGACCGGGAGAGTGACGATGGCGAGTGACCTCCCGACGATCGAGTACGTCGGCGCCGACGGCGTCCGGCGCGAGCTCGACTTTCAGCGGGCGCCCCACGCGCCGTGGCAGGCACTCCTCGTCGAGAGCGAGGAGACCGAGGGCGAGATGCGGCACGTCGGGACCGAACAACTGCGCGAGCTACGCGTCGACGGCGAGCCGCGGTCGGCCGTGACGCTCGTCGACGCCTTCGAGGGCCCATGACCGCCCTCATCACGAGGGCTATTCGAAGACCCATGAACGAATCAGACGACAAGGGCCTTAGTTATAGGGCCAATACGGACGGCAGGAGCACCGACGACGAACAGCGACAGTACCAATTCGGAGGCGACCTCGTAATCACCTCCAGCGCCAGCGCTGGCGCGTGGATGAGTGCGACGTGCCCCGTCGATCTCACGGAGGCGCAGTGATGTCTGAAGTCACTGCGACCGACCACGTCCACGAGCTCGTCGACGCCGGCGAGATCTCGGCGGCGATCGCTGACCGACTCGACGATAACGGGTTCGAGACGATCGCGGACCTGCTGATCGCCGACCAAGAGGATCTGGAGGACGTGCCGTACGTCGGCGCCGAACGCGCCGCAGACATCCTTGCGGCCGTCGACGACGTCGAACCCGAGCCGCTCGTCGATAGTCGCGAGGTCGTCCTCGAGGCGACGCTCGGCGAGAAGCTTGACCTGACGATGGCTGAGCGCCCGGGCTACGCGGACCCGTTGGCCGTCATCGAAACCGAAGAGCCGACTGTGTGGGAGACGCCTGATGGCGACACCTGGCGGACGCGACGCATCCGCATCTCTCAGAAGATGGACGGCAACGGCGCCGACCACGAAGAGTGTGACCTCGTCGTCGGCGCCGACGAGATCCGGATCGAAGACCCGCCGGTCAAACGTGTGTCGCACCAGCCGGATGTCCCGAGCTGGGAAGTCGAATCAGTCGGCGCGGTCGGTCGAGTGTCAACGTCGGTGCACGTGCAGCTTCAGGGTCGCCAAGAGCAGACCAACACCAAGCCAGAGGGCGACGACACATGGCGGAAGTTCCACCGAGGTGAGACGGCGTGAGTACCGATTTCCGCGTCGTCGACCGTGTCGCTCGCGAGACGGGTAAGAAGCTCGCCGAGACTGACTCGATCCTCGCACACGACGACGAGGAGACGTTCGTCCTCGAGGAGGTGGAGGTGGAGGATGGTGAGTAGCGACGGTGGCTCCACCGCCGACCAGATCCTCGACGAGAACGGCGTCGGCCAGACCAACGACAACACTGGTGACGGGTACGGCGGCTCCGAGGCAGCCATCGACGCGATCGAGGCGTTCGTCGACGAGTGCGTCACCGACCAGATGGTCGTCTCGTCGCGCTCGATCGCGAATGGTGCCGACGTCGATGCTCGCGTCCAGGAGATCGGGAAGACGCTCGGCGCTCGCCTCGACGGCCGGACGCCCGACGGTTTCCTCGCCGACGTCGAACTCGACACATGGCGCGACACGCGCCCGACGAAGTGGGTGATCACCCGCGTCGCCGGCGAAGCTACCGGCCGCCGGACGAGCCAGCTGCTTCACAAGCCCGGCCTCGCCCGCGAGATCTCGGCAGCGCTCGATGGCGATGTCTCCGAGGGCTACAACTGCCACCGCGATCACGAGACCGAGCGAGTCGGCATCCGGATCTCGTGGATGCGCACCGTCCTCGACGCCGTGGCGACGGCCGCCGGCGACGACCTGGGGGCGCACCTGAGCGACGAGCAGCCCGCGTACGTCGACGACCCGCTCGACGAGCTCACCAAGACCGGCGTGAGTCGCGTCCTCGAACGCATCCTCGACGCCGACGAGCAGCTCGGGACGAGTTACGGCTGGCCGCGCTCGACGCTGGTCGTGATCCACGCGATCCTCGTTGAGGGGCGCGACCCGAGCGAGGTGAGCCGATGAGCTCGCCGACGCCACGGGAACGACGCCCGAGGAAATAGAGCGGGGAGCCGAGGACGTCGACATGGCCCCGCCGGTCGAGGCGACTGTCGCCGGAGAGCGCTCGAAGAGCTTCGGACGAACAACCTGACCATCGACGAGGCAGAGAACGCGGTTAAGTACGAGTTCGACCAGGAGGCACTGCGCGACCTCGGTGAGGATGGCATCCACGAAACAGCGTTGCAACTACGCAACCAAGTGAACATCACGTATGAGGAAGCGGTCGGGAGAAGATGGAAACCGAAAACGCCGAAGCCGGCCCGGGAAGTGCCGTTCGACTTCGACGTCCGTGTTGAACTCACTCTTGAGGAGTTCATCGACCGCTACAGTAGCTGGGAAAAGAGCAAGTCGACGGTCAACCGCCGTATCAATCGGATCGCGGAGATCGCCGCACCCGACGGGCGAGTGTATCCGCACTCACTGAGAGCAACAGCGGCGTCGTTCTGCGCCGCTCGGAACGTCAGCGCCTACTCGATGATGAGCATTCTCGGCTGGCGCGACATCGGGACCGCGAGAGCGTGCATCGCCTCGAACTCCAAGCAAGCGAACCGCGAGATCCGCTCGAAAAACAGGTGACGTCTTAACCAACAACTGATCACAACTGGTCGGGTGTGTTGGTTAAGACCTCGAACCGCTCGCGATCGGCGAGGTGCTCGCTGACGATCTCGACGCCACGGCTCGGCGAGTAGTCCCGTGCCCGAAGATGCCAGTACGCGGTCAGTGGTGAGTAGGCGCTCCGCTCGTGGTGGGCGGTCACCAGCCACTCGCCGTCGCGCCCGCCGGGGAAGATCGTGACGTGGGTCTGCCACGGCGTGACTGCGAGTCGCAGGGCTTCGAGCCACCTCGGCGAGATACGGTCGCCGAGATCGACCCAACTGCCGACCTCCTGGCGACCATCGGGGAGTTCCTTGTGGGCCGCCAGCGGGCCGAGTCGGTAGCCCTCGGCTTCGAGTGCGGCTTCGAGATCGGCCAGGGGGCCACGCCAGACGCCGACGGTTTCGGCGTCGGGGTCGATCTCGTAGCTGGTGTAGAACCCACGGTCGCGTGCAGCCGCGTCCACGTAAGGCAGGAGGCCGCGGATGGTCCGCCAGAGCCGTGTGTCCTGTCCGATGCGCCGCGGCATGTACGCCACGGCCACGGCCGCCAGCACGGCCACCAGTGGCGCGAGGACCGTGATCGGATCGTTCGGGTCGACGACGTCGAGCGCCGTGCCGGTCTGTGCAACTCTGCCGATAGCTGTCGCTAATACCACTTGTATCATATTTCAGTAATACCGTATCTGAAGCGTCATCTGAAAGACTGCCACACCGGGTCGCTCAAACACTCCCCACAATGCCATACTCGTCAAGTCTCATGCTGACCGTTCCTGTTCCGAATCCGATGAATCCTACCCCAGAGTTGCCGCTTGCAGCAGACACCTGTCTTGATAGCCCTCCTACTTCCGCGCCACGACTATCGGTCGTTATTGAGTTGCTGATATCCGTCGTGGATTGCGTTCTCGACCAGTCGCTTGAGGTCGGCGTCAGGGTCGCTCTCCCCCCGTTCTCGCAACTCCGACAACATCTCCTGATAGGGGGTATCGATGTCGATGTTGACCGTCATGCCCGACCCTCGATCTCGATGGAGTCCCGGTCGATTTCGACATCATCGAGCGCGGTCAGCTCCGACAGCATTGTCTCCACGTCCTCCGAGACGGACGATTCGTCCGTCCCCAACCGCGCGTAGACTCTGACAGTCTCGTCGGTCACACTGAGTCGATATCCCGTCTCTGCCAACGTCGTCTGGATTTGGTTGACTGTTGCCGATGCGTCGGTCGTCTCGATATCAAAGGTTGTGTTGAGTTGCATTGTCTCAGTTGAGGGTCGCGTTTTCAGACAGCGATCCGCCGATTTCCATGTTCCCGTTCGTCAGGTCCATTTTGAGTCTTGTCTCTCCGTTGCGGTCAGTTATCAACAACACGTCATCTTCGCTGTTGTTGATGCCAGCTTGCTGCCCGATGAGGATTACCCCCTCACCGGTGTTGTTCCGACCCGCTTCGAATCCGAACGCATTGACGTTTGACCCCATATCCGATGGGTTGGATAGGCCGTCCCCCTCAAGCGCCCGATACCCGACGCCGTTGGATCTGTCCCCCGTGTTGTGTCGAAGCGCCCGATACCCGACGCCGTTGGATCTGTC